ACACCAAACTTATCACCCATGTCTAGCACAAGGATGTCAGGACGGTACGACTTACATACCGACTCAACCCATGCCATGTCACGGCCACCCGCCTCTTTGATCTTGATGTTGTTCATCACAGGTTCGTAGAGTGCTTTGGCCTTGGGCATGTTGTCTCTCACCTCACGAGCAGACATGCCTGCTGCAGCAGTCAGGTATCGTGCGCCGACACGGTGCGTTGGCTCTTCATTACATAGGATGACACACTTAGCACCCTGATGCGCAAACCCACCGGGGCTGGCAATCAGGCTAGCATGGAATGATGTCTTACCAGTGTTAGGCCGTGCGCCAACTTCGATAAGTTGACCAGCAGACACACCCTCTACCTTGCGAGTGACCGAAGGTATGTTGAATGTCCAACGTGCTTCCAACTCTGCCTTTGCCATCAGTGTCTCAATGCTGATGTCATCCCACTCAATGTTGAGATTAGGAATGAAGTCGTCACCGTAACGCTCAAGCAGGTTACGTAAAGCCTCAAGGCTAGCGGCGTCACCATTAACCATATCAAAGCCAATGTTTGCTACATCCTCACCAACTACCTGTTGGAACAGCTTGGACAGGACTTCCTGTGCCACGTCACTACCCATAGGCTCTTCGCGTTTGATCTGCGAGAACAAGCTAGAGTACGCCTGCTTCTGTGCAGTGGTCAGTGTCGGGTTGTCCGACATGAACAGGGCTTCAATCTCATCGGGCGTAACGCTCCGCTCGTACCTGTCCATAGCAGTGTCGATAGACTGCTTGATCTTCCGCACGTCCTTACTGAACAGGCGTTGCGGACACTTTGAGCCACGATGGTCATCGTAGAAGGACTTGTCCATCAGGCTCCTAATGATTGATAATTCCATGAAGGTTCTCCATATCTGTCGGGTTACGATATTTGAGGTCGTCAGTTAGTCGAAGGACACGAACATCGTTCACATGTCCTCGTAGTTCCTTTGCCATCTGCAAAGTCTTGGGTAGCGCATCGGGGTCTAGCGCAATGATTGCTGTCGAGAACTGCGAGAGATACCCTTTATGCGTCTCTTGCAATGAAGTGCCTAGAAGCGCAACCCCGACAAAGGTGCCGTAACCAACAACGGCTGCACTCAAGCAGTCCTCAACAACTACGGCGACTTTACCACACCCTGATGCGTATGGCAAGCCACTTTTTCCATACCGTCTCCACTTAGGTAATCGTTTGCCTAGTGAGCGGCCAGTAGCATCCACGATCTTGCCGTCGTGTTTGATAGGGAACACCATGCGATGTTCTTTCACGTCGTAGAGCAGACCCAGTTCCTCTGCGTCCAGCCCGTACAACTCCCATGCAATCTCTGCCACGTTCCAATCGTGGGGTACGACATACTCTGGTAGCTTGAACGTGTCCTGCTTGGCAAAGTCATCAGCACCAGCAAAGCCAGCACGGATGTCATCTGCACTCATACGAACACGTGTGCCACCCTTCACGTTGCAGGATGCACGGTAACAATTCCACACAAGAGAACCCATGTTGTTCGTGACAGTGAATGTACGCTCTCCACAGTTGGGACAGTTCGTGCGCACGGTCATACCCACAGGTACATCCATATCACTTACAATGTTATATATATTATCCATGTATATATCACTTTCCTTTGCGGCAGTTAAGTGCTTTTACCATGAGATTTACGTGCTGTCAATGCACTATTTGCACTGGCATACGTATTCTTCATGTAAGGTTTCACTGACTGCGGGTTACTGTGTCCTGTTACAGACATGATCTGACCCATAGGCACACCAGCCTCAACCATCTGTGTCGTGCCTGTCCTACGCAAGTCCATCAGTCGTAACTCTTCAGGCAATCCTATTTGCCTCATAATCTCCCTACCAGCCTTGCTGAGACGCTGCATACTGTACGGGTGGTACTTACCCCTAGTCGGGAACACACGGGGTGCCACGAAGGCTTGAAAGCCGAAGTCTTCACGCTGTTGTACCAGCATGTCATATAGATCATCCTCAATCGGAAGGCAGACCTCTGCTCTCCGCTTGCTCTGTTCAAGGTACAGCTTACGGCTGTCGAAGTCGATGTTGCTCCACTCCAACAGGCGCATGTCTCCCAGCCGCTGGCACCACTCATATGCCATGTGTACGATCAGGCCAATGCTACGGCTACCCCACAGGCCATACGCCCTGTCAAGGAATTGACGCACGTTGTCTTCTGTCCACACTACCTTACGTTGTGGCGCTGTCTTACGCCTGACGTTGGCAAAGGGATTGACCATTGCATACTCCATGTCGATGGCGTAGCGATATACAAGAGACGAGACAGTACACACGTGATTGGCAAACGTGATGCCGCGCTTGACCCATTCCTCGTATGCGTGTTTCGCCTGCTTGCTGGTCAGTTTGTCATACTTGACATCACCAAACTCACCAACCAACACGTTGAGAAAATACTTATAGTCTGCTTTAGACTTGTCCCTCAACATGCTGTAATCGTTGGAAGAATAATATGTCAATACTAAGTCTTCGACTGTTTTCATTTACAACTCCTTTCGTGCGCCGCAAGTAACCAAAGGCTTTCGATACTACTTAGATTTTCTTGTTCTACGACGAAACAAAGTCCATGTCCTAAGTCTACCTCTTGTGCGTAGAAAGAAAAATCTTCTTTGTTCATCCAGCCTACAACACACATCTCGTCTATCACTTCATAGCCTTGATGCCTCACCGCCGTGACAAGCACAGTAACATCTGATTTAAATGCCTCTATGCTCTTGAACAGAAGTTTACCTGTAGGGTGAAAGGTGGACTTAACATCAACACTAATATCACCCATCCACACATCTGAACCATTGTCTATGCCTATAACAGAGGGTGAGTAATCTAACTGATATAGTTTAGCCACAGCTAACTCTGCTCTGATACCAAGATAATCCACATCAGAATCGTCGCGCCCTCCATCACGACGCTGGTTCTTCACGCCACTAGCCCTAGCAAGCTGCCACCTTGCGGCAGCAGCCTGTTTACATAGGGCTATCTCACGTTGCGAGAGCTTGATAATCATGCCGCCAGTAACTCCTTGAACTCCTTGCTGTTCACCCACTGTGCGGCCTGATTCTCACGACGGAACATAGTGACAGCGTTGGTATCCTTGCCGGTGTTCTTGACACTGAACCCGTTACGCTCGTCTGCCCAGCTTGAGTAGTTCGTGAAGGCGCTATACAATGCCCAAGCATTCTGCCCACGGGTTGCCGCCTCTTGGTTATACAGGGCAAGCATTTTCTCTGCTGTCCGCTCTGACTTGAACAGAGATTCCAGCATGGCTTTTACATCACCGACATAAAGTGTCTTGGTTGCGAACTTCTGAAGCCTCTCCGACTGTGCATAGAACGATTGTGTCGAACCCTTCAAGTCACTGATGAAAGCTGGCATGTTGAACCCGCTAGTGTTCCTGCGCTTGATGTCGTCATACTCTCCGGTAATCATACCGTTAGTGCAGAAGAAGTCGATGGCTCCAAAGTACACCTGATTAGAAGCAGTGCCGTCCACGCCACGCAGGGCAATGATACGCTGTGCAATCGTGGTGCTGTGCTTGTCGGACTCAATGCGTGCAGTCACCTCTGGCAGTGACATATCCATCATGGCCCACGCATTGTTGTGGGCAGACTTCCACCGGATGTTCATGCTCTCGCATTCTTCTGGCCCCAAGTTCTCTGTGATAGTGTTGTGTACATCTGTGAAGAATGTACCATGATTAGCAGTGCTAAAGGTCTTTCCAACCACAGCAAGGTACTCACCAGTGTTACCGTTGATGACATACTTCTTGTCATCTACTTTAGTATCCTCATACTCAACAGGAAAGTTGAGGTTTTCGGGTAGCAGTTCCTCTGCTGTAAACATATGTGTATCTAGTGGCATAGTTGTCTCCTTTCATTTGGCAACTGATAGTTATGTTGTATCATGTATCTTGCTTGTTGTCAAGCATCCAATGTGGCATGTCTCTGCCTTTGTTGTATCTGGCGAACCTCATCTTGTCCACGATGTAGAACGCACGGTAGGCAACGATAGGCCATACCTCATTTGTCTTGCAGTCATCATGTCCACTGAAGCACTGTGGGTGTTCAGTCATACCCCCTTCTGGTATCAGGTCAATGCCACCAGCTATTGCCTGACTGTGCTTACCTGCACCATGCCACTTACCATATCTGTGATGATACTCACATAGCATAGAGCAATAAAGTTCATAGGCATAATTGAAGTTAGCTCGTGTCTCCATAGCCCACAGGGTACAGGGATGCTTCCGATGCACAGGCTTGTATAGCCCATGCTCTTCTGCATACTCTGGTGCATGATGCCACAGGCTAGTGCATAGCATCTGTGCTTCTTCCAATGGCATCTTGACAATATGCTGGTCACATAGTGACCTTGCTATGGCATCAGGGGTGTCTTCTATAATAAACCTGTTCATCAGCAGTATATCCTTTCCATGATTCCGTTGAAGGCATGATACATCATCCATCCTAAGAATGCCCAACAGCATACAAGTAGGAGTGTCTCAATGTCATCATGCGTGAGATAGTATTCCACAGCCTTGTCCCATAGCTTACTCATGCTCACCTCCATTGCCTCGACCTAAACCGCCGAAATACTGCGGCCTACGCTTGGCTGTTTCAAACACGCCAGCAGTGATGAACACGCCAGCAATCAGCATGGCATGGGCAATAGCACTGATGCCAAAGACAACGACACTGCCCACCCACATGCTGAAGATGATACACCACATCCACGCCAGCACCTGCATTACCATGTGCCGTGTATTCATGTCGGGTATGTGGGACAAGGGATTGTACCGCCAATCCATCACTAGTTTCCAGATGTTAGTCATTGCTCACCTCCCGCAAGAACCAGCTTGTGCTGGTATCTGTTGTCCACTCACCGTCCTTCTCGACGCACTGGTACACTACGCAGACAATCTGGCTAGTGTCCTCGTCTATCCACACGATGAGGTCAAACACAGCCTCGCCAATGCCAACGCCATACCACTCTTGCTCTACCCCATCTTGAAAGTCGGGCAGGGCAACATGGTCAAAGTACGCAGTCAGATAACCCTTCTCGTAGTGGGACAGGGCTAGTTCAAATCCAGTATGCTCATTCATAGTCAAACTCCATTCTTTTCCTTGCCAAATCGACAGCCGCATAGTGCAGGTCTGCCTCTCTGTAGGCCATATCTCCATACTGCTTCTGGTCAAACGATGGTTTTAATTCCTCATACGCCTCATCGTAGAGGCGCTCAAGGATAGCTTCGTTCTGGTGATTACTCATCACATGGCTCCATTGTAAAGTAGATGTAAGTGTCCTCGACAGCAATGTGTGGTACGTCATCACGTGCATACTGCTTGCCGGAGTAGCTGAACGTACAACCCCACTCACGTTTGTCATTCATGTCTTGGACAAATGCAGCATTGTCGTTCAAGAACAATGCCGCACCCAGTACAAATATAACTGCGACCATTAGTAAACACTCCCTTCTGTTGTTTCATATTCTTTGACCCACTCCAGTTCAATGCGTTGCCGTGGATACAGCGCAGTCGCCATCTCCAGTGCGTGTTCAACCGCATTGCTCCACTCGCTCTCCAGTAAGGCGGCTGGGTGGACAGTTACCTGCCCACTCTCCGCGCCGATCTTGATACCGACTTCCCAATACATTATGCTACCTCCTTCTTTGGACGACCACCCTTGCCACGTGCAAGGTCACGCAGATTATACGCCTCAACTGTGCCAACGTCAATGATGACATCACGCTTGTTCTTGCGCCGTACCTCTGCACCCAATGCCTTGTGCATGTGGTCGAGGAAGATGCCAGCGACATCCTGCGCCATGTACTGCAGATACCCACCGACATCTGCCTTACCATCACGAGCATGAGGCAACACCATCTTATAGAAGTTGTAGCGGCCCATCTTGACGCCGTACACTTTCTCGTACAGTGCCTCGACACGTGCCAGCTTACGCTCAATCTGGGGGGATGCAAGCACCTGTCCGGTCATACCAGTGGAACGCTTGTGGAAGGTAACAGTTTGAATAGCCATGATAATATCTCCTTTGTGTTGGTTAGTTGGCTTGAGTTTTGATGGCCCAGACAGAGGGCTTGCCCTGCCATGTACCCATCGT